CACCACGAAGCCGCCTAAGTCGAACTTCCCATTGCGCTGTACAATGGTGAATTCGCATTTACGATGCCTTGTGCATCAGGAGTGTGGTCAGAAGGACGTAATGCATGACGGGCATCGCCAATCCACCCGTCACTTTTCCTTGAGCGGTTAATGAAACTGTCATCGAACTGCTCTCGGAGTTGCTGACCCGCTTTGCAAAGGATTGGTTTCATGCCAACAGTAGTTCTGCTTCTTCTGCGGTAATACCAAGGCGAGCAAGTAGTCCAGCCTTAGCTTCTGCCTTGAGAGCAGCTGCAGTTACAAGTTCTGCTCTCGCTGCTTGTTCTGCTTCATAAATCTCAATTTCTTCCGCAGTCATTTCACGATCTACAATTTCATTCGTTTCGATGTTGTGGATTCTGATTGTTGGCTTGCTCATTATTTAACTCCGTAAACTAGGACTGTACCACCATTAAAAGTACCTGCACTGGTTGTTATATCTAGAGAAGTAATCGCTCCTGAAATATCAAAGAAGCCGCCGAAGTGGAATGTCTCTACGTTTCCTGTGCTTCCAACCTGTGTTCCGCTTCCCATAAAAGTCTTCTTCGTGACTGCGGTGCTCGAATAATTGCTGATAGTTATTGTAAAAACGTTATTAGCATTTGACTGCGCACGAAGGTTATAGTTCATAGCAAAGTCTTGCGCCGACTGAGCCTGCTGAACGGCTGTTCCATTGGCGTTAATTCCATAGTACCAAGTGGCAGTAGTGCCAGTTCCGTTCGGCTTTAGGTATGGGTAATAATTAGCACTGGCGTTAGTAGTGCCATAAATTACAATTTTGAGATCAGTATATGAGCCAGAAATAGGGCTAATAGATGTGGAAGAACCTGAAAGGCTGGTTGTGCTAAGGAGAGTCATTCCGCCACTTGAGCCACCGCCAACTGTCGTCCACGCTGAACCTGAGTAATACTCAACCGCGTTAGTGTCCTTTAGATATGAAATCATGCCTTCTTGGGGTGATGCAATGGCAGAAGTGCGAGCCGCTGCATCAGCAAAGACCATCACTGTCTGAGAAGCCAAGTATCCATTCGCCAAGGCTGCGGTAAGAATGTCGCCTGTAGCGAACTCAATGTAACCTAATCCAGCTGCCATCTGTTTATCTCCTAGTAAGTCATAGCACTCACGCCAATTATACCGCGTTCTGTGCTTCCTATTACGAACCCATCGACGATGGGCTCTAGTGTTGTTACGGTCACGCTCATGGCATTGGGTGTGATATTCCAAGCCAAGCCCTGCACCTGCAGGGTTTTAACAATAGTTGAGCCATCAGGCTGAACGTTGGTAATCTTGCAATTAGTAAAGTAATCGAGTCCGAGCATTGTGTCGGTTGGAACTGCAGGGTCTAGCAGATCAACGGTCATCGCATCTATTCGGATGGTTGTCTCGGCTCTCGTCGCGACATAGGTGCGGGCAATATTGAGGGCATTGGCATCTGTGTCGATTACTAGGTCAGTCTGATTGTAGCCATGAGGGAAGTATCGGATAGCCGAAGCGGTGTTCTCCGCGAACTGCATAGTGCCGCCGTAGCGGGTCATCTGCGCTTGGTTGATGATGAGCTTATCGTCGAAGGCATAGACGAGGTTCTTATAAGGGATACCAGTAGTCTGATTGAACTCAATGGGGGTTGCCGCAATAGATGAGACTACAGAGTTACGGTTTTTGAATATATAGTTCCCAGAGCCGTCGATGTATGCCGCGCCCTGCTCGGAGAACTCTGCGTTCTTGAGGGCTGCCAAGGCGGTGCGGTTGGTGGCTGGGTCAGCAATACAGTTGGAGTTGCCTGTCGCGATAGTACGCATAGAGGACGGGAATGAGATCATGTCCAGAATCTTGCCTATGCGAGTGCCTGTGTCCTGTCCTGCAGGGCTATCAGTGACGGTAGTGACTTGGGATAGTTGGAACAGGCGGAAAGCATCACTCACGTATATGTCGACATAGCCAGTCTCCTGCCCTTGCGGGTAGGTGTAGCGGTACTCAGTTGTATAGCCTGAGAATAAGAACTTCTGAGTTGTCGCCGTTGTAGCTGAGACACGAATCTTGCGCAGCGGTGTGAGGTAGCCGTAGTAAGGGCTAGATGTGTTTTGAGGGTTGAAGTATGAGAGCGGGTCTAGCACTCTCACCACGCAACTGCCAGCCTCGTATTGGTCACGGATAACGTTGCGCCCGCGGGTGATAGTAATCTGTCTGACGTCAGGGGTGAGGTCGATGATTGGCTCAGGTACGATTGAGTTAAACATCTGAGATACGCCAATAACGCCATTGACTGCATCGCCAATAGTAAATGGGTAGCCAAAGGTCGCACCGCTAGAGAAGTCAAAGGATACGGCTATCTGTGCTGGCAGAGCCATTATCCAAAGCCCCCAGTTCTACGATCTAAGTACGCTACCTGTCCTGCACTCATTGACTGGTCGAGGATTGCATTAGCAATAGTTTTGCCGTCAATCTGTACAACTACTGACTGAGCGCCCACGTTGCCTGAGCCGTAGAAGTTGCCACGCTCTCGGTTAATCTCCTCAGGTGATGCGCTTGGGTCAGGGAATGGGTTTGTGTTTGGTACGTTGGTTGCAGGTGCTCCGCCGCCTGTAGGCATAGATGCAATGCGTCGAGCCTGTTCTTCTAGCTTGTCTAGGTAGGCTGCCCATGATGCAAATGGGTTCTTAGCATCGGGAAGTGATGCAAGGTAGTTGGCTAGGTGAATACCTAAGCCCTGAGCGACTGCTAGTTCTTTAGTTAACTTCTCTGCTTCTGAGAGGTTGCCAGTCATGAGGGCAAACTGTAGTTCTAGGCGCTTACGATCTTCCTCAGATATCTTGCCTTTGAGTGCAGCGATAACTTGAATCTGGTCTAGGTCAAAGATTGTTCCAGCCTTCTTAAGAGCGTTCTGCTTTTTCTGCTCTGCGGTCAAAGCCTTTTGAGATGCAACCTGCTTCTTCTGTAGTGCTGCTAGTTCCTTGGCTCGCTTGGCTGCTGCCGCTTCTGCTTCGCGTTGCTGCTTGGTACGCGCCCAAGAACCCGCAGGTGATGATTGTCTGTTTGTATTGACCTTAGGCTTGTTGTCACCAAATAAAGTGCCTTCTGTGCCTAGCAAACCACCAAGAGAGGTTACAAAGTCCAAAGCCTTGTAGAGCTTGACTATTGCCCCGACTGCTGCGCCTACGGCAGTAGTTACTCCTGCAACTGCCCTAGCGATTGAGTCTAATGTCTTGGCTGCATCTGTAGCGCTAGAGCCGCCACCAAGTAGGGCAAAGGCATCGACCAAGCCCTTACCGATTGTCTCCTTGGCGTTCTCGGATGCAACTGTGAGGACTTCCATCTTGTAGGCAGTAGTAGTGAGATAGGCATCTGCTGCACCTGCTGAGCGGGTAAGCAATACGCCTAGGATATCTGCAAAGGATTTAGTTTTAAGTTCTGTCTGTGTAAGCCCTGTGTTGTATTTACGAAGCCCACGGGTAATGCCAACGTAGCCGTTAGCCAAGTCCTGAGCCACGGTAGCCAAGTCAACGCCTGAGGCGCGGCTGATTGTGATGGCATCGTTGAGTAGCTTCTGTGACTTGGTAAGTGATCCAGTAGTAGTTAGAAGTGCTTGCATTGCTGGACGTAACTTATCATCGAGGATGGCAGCGCTGAGTTCTGTCTTTCCGATAAAGTCTTCTACGTCTGTCTTAAAGTAGGAAAGCCCTAGGTTATCAACTGCGGTGGCTAGGCGCTGAACTGCTGCTTCATCTTCTGAGAAAGCCTTGACTGCTGCTCTACCGTAGGCAGTAATCGCCGCACCTGATAGGGCAATGCCGAGAGTTCTACCAAGTGACTTGACGTTCTTCTCAAACTTGCCAATTGCGGTATCGGCTTTCTTAATTCCAGTAGAATCGAGAGTGGTGGCAATTCTTACCGCTAAATCTGTATTTGCCATTATGCCGCCTTCTTAGTTAAATCTACAACGTTATCTAAACTTTTCTCGATTGCCTTGATTACTAGGGCATTCGTCTTGCCCTGATCTTCGCCCCATGCTCTAAAGATAAGGCGACCATTCATCTTGCGGCTTAAGCGACCGCGCTGACCTTCTTGGCGGGTTGACTTATACATCTCGCCCATTGAGTTAATAAACTGCTTACCAGCATTAGGATTGGCAGACTTGTTAACTTTGTTTGAGGTATCAACGTAGCTTGAGAACTTGCCACGGGTAGAAGCTTGTGATGGCTGACCCATTGGATTCTTACGTCCTGCGGTTTCATAGATAGCACCAGCGGCTGACTTATTGTAAATAGCCGCCATAGACCTAAAGCCTTTTCTGTTAGGTCGGCTAGGAGCAGTTGAGTAAGTAATACCTCGTCTAATCTCGCCAGAGTCATACGCACGATTAGCCCAGATACCTACCTTGTTGCCCCAGCCAGATAGAGGAGCTTCACTAGGTACAAAGCCACGGGCTTTATTGGTAACGGAGCGCAGAAGTCCAGATATCTCTTTCTGAGTTTCTACTGCTATCTCTGGTGCAAGTTTCTTTAATCCCTTACGAAGTGCGACCACGTTTGATACGCTTGCTGGCATCTTGTCGCTCCTTCGCTAGATCGTGTAGAACTTGTATATGAGCCTTGAACGCCATAGGTGTTAGGTTCACTATTGACTCGAACGGGACTCCGTACTCATACGATAGACGAGCTGCCGTATAAGTAACGGAGTTCCGGTCTAGCCTAAAGGGTCAGACTCTAAGACCTCTACCCCTTTAATGCTCTCAAGGAACTTCTCGCCAAATGGCGGTACAGTTTCACCTGAGCGACGGATTGCTTCCCAACACAACCAGTAAACATCAGATTGCTTCTGATCCTCAATGAGTGCCTTGTGGAAACCTTTCTTGGCATACTGCTCAAACGAATACTCGATGAGCGGAGTAATCTCAAACTCTGTTATGGAGTTATCAGCCCTTGTTACTTTTAGTTTTGCCATGCCCTTATTCTCCTTTTATTAAGATGTTGCTACTGCGATTGTACCTGATACGTTCCAAGTTACAGACTGTGTTCCAATATCAGCAACTGAACCGTTAACGTCGGTTGTGTTGTTGACTAGGCAAGTCATTGTGTAGCTTGGGTTGGTCGCTGAAACTGCGCCTGAAGTCTGCTTGATAACTACGGTTACGTTAGTACCCCATGCAGCCTGAAGTGTCTGGAGAACCTCTCCTGTAGCGGTGTCGTTGAGAAAGTCGATTGTGACTGATGAAGCCTCAAGACCCTTAACGAACTTATGACCTGAATCACCCATCGCAGTTACTTCGAGCTCGTCGAAGGTACGGTTGATTGTTACTGCTGTTACATGATCTGAAAGGTCGACAGAATTGACCGTTACAGATACGCCATTGTTCAGAAATACTGCCACGGCTTATTCCTCATCTTTCTTGGTAGTTGGTTTTGGTGCTGGTGTTGCTGCTGGTGGAAGCTGACCGATTTTCACTAGGAAGTCGGCTTGTTCCTTTGTCCAATCGTCCATCGATTAGCTCCATTCCGTTAGGGTTGAGATATTTATATCGCAGGTTAAAAGGTCACCAGAAGGTACTGAGATAACGCTAGGTGCGCTAACTGTTCCCACATTAAATACAATGCTTGATGCATAGAGAAGTTGGAATACTCGGACTACATCGGCTTCGATACCGGCGAGGTTGCCTTGGTTATCGAGAAGCGGCACGATAATGCTTATCTTGAAGTTAGCAAGAGGGGCTATCGAGGTGTAGTCATTATTGGTCGGTGTGATATATGGATCGTCAGGGGTCACTATCACGCTATTAGGGATAGGACTTGCTGGCGGGAATGAGAATACTTGGTAGAGACTGTTATCTACTAGAGCAGTCGCTATAGCCGTTCTAAGGTCTGTTATAGCGGTCATTAGCCCACCATTGACCTTGGGTCTAGGTAAGGCGCAATAAGTCCTCGAACACGGCTTAGAAGCTGAGAGGACATTGCATAGAATGAACCCATAGAGCCATCTGGAGACATGCCGTTACCTGAGTTAGCCTGACGTGACTGCCAGATTGACTCAGCAATCATGAGGGCTGCAAGTTGGATAGATGGAACTGTGGATGGATCAAGATAAGTATCAGCCGCTACAACGCCATAAGGGTTAACTGGGTGGCGAACCGCTGGAGTGTTGTTATTGCCAGAGATGGCGTAAGTGATTGAATACTCGCCAACCTCGGTATTCGCCTTTGATGGGTCTCCAAGTCGCCGCAATGCGTCTCTGGTTATTGGCCAGATTCTCCCAGATGGTCGCATTGGAGTTGGCGTTGCGCAAACGTGGGAGTCTCAGGTATCAGTAGATGAACTTAAGATTGCTGCTGATATCAAAGGTTGGGCAGACCAGTATCGCCCTCGCTCTATTGGCTATGATCGGTACGCCACTCAGTCGATTGCCGAGAGACTCGCAAACGCAGGACAAGTAATTCAGGACATCTCTGGCGCTCAGTTCTACCAAGCCTGTACTGATCTAAAGGATGCACTCGATAACAAGCGCCTAGTCCATAACGGCTCTGAGGTCTGGGTGCAGAATATGAACAACTGCGCGGCTAAAACTAATGACTCATCATGGCGCATAATTAAACGCAAAAGCGCCGGTGATATCTCTGCCGCTATTGCTACCGCTATGGTAGTCACGACATTATTGAAACCTCAGCAAAGCGCAGGAATCTTCTTCGAGTAGTGTATAATTGGTCTCTATGGGTATTCTTTCGCGTAAGCCACAGGTCATGGAAGCGCAGGTCGCTCCACAGATTATGGGCGATGCCTTCTATGCCTCTAATTACTATTTAAGTCCAGCAGTCAGCCGCCACGCAGCTATGAGCGTTCCAGCCGTCAAGCGTTGCCGTGATTTGCTTTGCACTATTGGATCAATTCCGCTTGAGTATAAAAAGAAGTCAACAGGAGAAGAAGTTGCGGCTCCTCGATGGGTTCATCAACTATCTAAGTCTCAACCTCAGTTCGTCACCATCAGTTACTTGGTAGACAGTCTTCTATTCTTTGGCCAAGCCTTTCTAGAAATTACCGAGACTTATGCAGAGGACAACCGCGGCGCTACTTTCGAGTGGGTCGCTAATACTCGCGTTACAACAGAAGTTGACCCATACGGTCAGTACGTTACAGGTTATTCAGTAGATGGTAAGCCACGTCCTATGTCTGGACTTGGTTCACTCGTTACATTCCAAGCATTTAACGAAGGCGTACTCACTACAGGCGCTCGCACTATTCAGTCAGCAATTGATATTCAGAAGGCAGCAGCAATCGCCGCTCAGACACCAATGGCAACAACAGTTATTAAGAACTCAGGCGCAGACCTACCAGCGGCAGAAGTTCAAGGACTCCTTGCAGCTTGGAAGTCAGCCCGTCAATCACGATCTACTGCATATTTAACTTCTACTCTCGATGCGCAGAATATTGGCTTTAGCCCTAAAGATATGATGTATAACGAGGCTATTCAAAACCTCGCTACAGAGATTAGCCGCCTTTGCGGAATCCCAAGTTATTATCTCTCAGCAGATCAGAACACCTCAATGACTTACGCCAACGTAATCGATGAGCGTAAGCAATTGGTAGCCCTAGCGTTCCAGCCGTACATATCTGCAATCGAGCAGCGCTTGAGCATGGACGATATCTCTACGGCTGGACACTATGTAAAGTTTGACCTCGATTCAACCTTCCTTCGCGTTGAACCTATGGAGCGCTTGCTCGTATTAGAAAAAATGCTTTCCCTCGGCTTAATCTCAACAGAACAAGCGATGGAGATGGAAGATCTAACACCTAACGGAAGTGATGACTAATGGAACATCTAATTATCGAAGCATCATCTATTGAGTGCAGCGAAGAACGCCGCGAAATCTCAGGCAAGATTGTGCCAATGGGAACAGGCGAAGTAGGGCATACCAACCTTGGCTCGGTCGTATTCGAGGCAGGTTCAATTGACGTTTCAGATATTTCTAAGATTAAGTTACTTAGCCAGCACGACATGAAGAAGCCAGTAGGTCGTATGACTTCAGCTGAAGTTCGTGAAGATGGCATCTACGCAACCTTCAAGCTCTCCCGCAGCCAAGCAGGTGCAGATAGCCTAATCATGGCATCTGAAGGATTGGTTTCAGGCTTGAGCATCGGGGCAGAAATCATCAAGTCAAAGCCATCTCGCGATGGTCACATGGTCGTATCAGCGGCTAAGTTAAAAGAAGTTTCTCTAGTTACAGAGCCAGCCTTCAAGTCTGCTCAGGTTCTAGAGATCGCAGCAGAGGAAGTAGAACTACCTGCTGAACCAACCCAACCAACAGAAAGCGAGACAGTAGCCGTGGAAAACACACCTACAGTTGAAGCAACACCCGTAGAGGCTGCGGCAGTCGAAGCCTCTGCACCAGTAGTAAAGGCGATGCACTACACCGCCCCACGTATCAACCTCTCAAACGAAGCATTTCTTGAGAACTCAATCCGCGCACAGTTTGGTGACGAGAACGCTCGTCAGTACCTCGCTGCTGCATCAGATACAACAACAACTGAAGTAGCTGGACTTGTTCCAACTCGTCAGCTCACAGAAATCATCAACAACAAGTCAACTGCTGGTCGTCCATCAATCGATGCGATTTCAACAGGCACACTTCCTGATGCTGGTTTCAAGTTCCAAATTCCTCGCGTTAAGGCAGTTCCAACTGTTGCAGAAGCGGCAGAAAAGGGCGCATTCTCAGATACACAGGTTGAGATTGAATACCTAGATGTTGACGTGAAGAAGTATGCTGGTATGCAGTTGTTCGACGTAGAAGTTCTTGATCGTACTTCTCCTGCATTCTTCGCAGAACTTCAGTCACTCATGGCAGATGCATACGCTAAGTCAACAAACGTTGCAGTTCGCACTGCACTACAGGCTGGCGCAACTGCTGACTCAACAACAATTACACTTCCATGGGATGGCGCAGAAATGGCTGGCTTTATCGCTCGCGCTTCTGACTCTATCTACACAAACACACTTCGCTTTGCATCAGGCGTAATTGTCTCACCTACACAGTGGGCAAACATCATGGGAATGGTTGATTCTTCAAACCGTCCTTTGTTTATTGCTTCACAGCCACAGAACGCAGCAGGTAACGTTTCACAGTCACTTCGCGGTTCACTCCTCGGACTCGACCTCTACGTTGACTACTCACTCACAGGTGCAGCAGACGGTTCAATCGTTGTTGTAAACCGTGAGTCATTCACATGGTATGAAAGCCCTCGCTTGCAGCTACGCGCCGACAAGGTTGGCACAGGTCAGGTCGAGGTTGGCTACTACGGCTACGGCGCAATTGCAACTAAGGTTCCATCAGCTGGTGGAGCGTTTAAGTTCAATCTTGCGTAATCAGTAACACCCATTAGAACGGCGGCGGGGGCTTGCCCTTAGCCCTCGCCGCTCTTAATGAAAGGAAAGAAATGTCTCTATGCACAGTTGCCGAGCTTAAAGCCGCACTTGGCGTAGGTTCGTTATACCAAGATTCTACATTGCAGGAAGTATGCGATGCTGCGGATAACGTTCTCATTCCTTTCATTTGGGCTAATACAGAGTTCAACGTAGGGCATAGCAACACCGCCACAACTGGCACTCTTTACTTTGATCATAATATTTATGAGACTTATTACGTCGGTCAGACTGTAACAATCTCAGGCAACGGCACAAAGCACAATGGTTCTAAGACCATTACCGCCGTAGATAATCATTCAATTACTTATGCGATTACTGGGAACAATAACACCGTCACCCCATATCACCCAGTAAACCCAGTAGGCACAGTCGCAGCAGATACCTACCTAGACCCTGCCGCCATCCCTAGCATCCAGTTGGCAGCCCTTATGATTGCTGAGTCAATCTGGCAGTCAAGGCAGTCCAATAGCGGGAACGCAATGAGTCCAGATGGCTCAATGGGTTCATTTTATGCAATGTCCTCTCAGCTTCTAAGCCGTGTTAGAGGACTTATTGCGCCTTACCTAGACCCAAGGTCAATGGTGGGCTAATGACGGCTATAACAGACCTTAGAACGGCTATAGCGACTGCCCTAGTGGATAACAGTCTCTACCAAGTATTCTCATTCCCGCCAGCCAGTCCTATCCCTAATAGCGTGATAGTGACTCCTGACGATCCATACATCACTCCAACCAATAATGACTACACCTCTATTGCACCTTTGGCTAACTTTAAGTTGAGCATCATCGTGCCGCTTCTCGATAACGCTGGCAACCTCGCTGGTATCGAAGCCGATGTAGTCCGAGTATTCCAACTGCTCGAAGCATCTAGCATTGTATTTAACGTGGGAACAGTTAGCGCCCCTAGCGTTATCTCAGTACCTTCTGGCGATTTACTGACTTGCGACATTGCAATCAGTACCCTTACGGAATGGAGCTAATCGATGGACGATTGGACAAAGGAGCAAGCCGACTTTCTAATCAAAATCGGTCAACTCCCACCAGTAGCAACACCAGCACCAAAACCAACTACAAAGAAAGACGAGGAATAAGCCGTGGCAGTATTCTTAAACAATGGAGTAGTTCTTACTGTTAATGCGGTAGACCTCTCAGATCATGTAACCGCAGTAACTATCAACCGTACATTTGACGAGCTTGAAGTAACTGCAATGGGTGACGGCGGTCACAAGTTCGTTAAGGGCTTGGAAGCATCATCTATCACAATCGACTTCCTCAACGATACTGCAACAGGTGAAGTCCTACAGACTCTCCAAGCAGCATGGGGAACAAACGTCACAGTAACAGTTAAGCAGACTTCTGCTGCTACATCTGCGACTAACCCACTTTACACAATGACTTGCCTAGTCAACAACACAACAGACATTGCAGGAAGCGTTGCAGACCTCGGTATGCAGAGCGTAACTTGGAACGTCTCAGGTACAATTGCAGTAACAACAGCGTAATAAGGAGATAAGGGCAATGGCAAAACTAAAAGTAACAAGGGCTGATAACTCTGTAACAGAGTTTGAGATTACTCCGCTCATCGAGTATTCGTTTGAGCAGTATGCCAAGAAAGGTTTCCACAAGGCGCTAATAGAAGATCAGAAGCAATCTGATGTCTATTGGTTGTGTTGGGAAGCAATTCGCCGCTCTGGTGAAACTGTTCCACCATTTGGTGAGAAGTTCCTAGAGACAATTAAAGGGGTCGAGGTCTTAGACTCTGACCCTTTAGGCTAGACCGGAACTCCGTAACAATGACTGCCGCGAGGCTCTCATACGAGTACGGAGTTCCGTTCGAGTCCATAGTAAACCTGAGTTCTATGGCGTTCAAGGCTCACATTCAGGTATTACATGATTTAGCAAAGGAGCAAGAAAATGCCAACAGAGCTAGTCGGCGCGGTCGCTCTGCGTAAGGCTCTCCGTCAATTTGAGCCTGACCTTGCTAAAGAAACAACAAAGCAGATTGCGAACTTCCTAAAGCCTGTTGTGAAACAAGCAAGGGGGTACGCACCCTCTAATTCTCAAGTGCCTAGCGGATGGGTTAAACGCCCTAACGCTGGCGGTCGATGGGCTGCGCGATCATACGATGCAGCTGAAGTGCGCCGTGGCATTACTTTCAAGTCAACACCTAGCAAGCCAAACCGTAATGGGTTTAGATCACTTGCAACTATCTTTAACAAGTCTGCCGCTGGCGCTATCTATGAGACTGCTGGACGTAAGTCAGGCATCACAGGCAACTTCACACCTAAGTTGGGTGGACAGATAAAGGGCGATAACCGCAAGAATAGCGGTCGCGTAATCTTCCGCGCAGTCGAAGAAGATCAAGGCAAAGCAAGGGCATACATTATTAAGGCGATTGAAACCGCAGCCGCTAAGTTAAACTCAAGGAGCGCACGATGAGTATCCTAATCAATATTGCTTCCGAGTTTACTGGCAAGAAAGAGTTCAAAAAAGCCGAGAAGGCAACAATTGACCTCGATAAGAAAGTAAAGAAGTTAGGCAAGTCTCTAGGACTAGCCCTATCAACTACTGCCGTAGTGGCATTTGGTAAGGCAACCGCCAAGGCATTTGCTGACGATCAGGCAGCAGCAGCTCGACTAGCCAAGACAGTAGATAACCTTGGGCTATCTTTCGCTAACCCACAGATTACTTCTTTCATAGATACCCTTTCACAAACCTCTGGCGTGATTGACGATGAACTCCGTCCAGCCATGCAAGCCCTGTTAACTACAACAGGCTCAGTAGCTGCAAGCCAAAAGTTACTTACCCAAGCCATCGACATTAGCCGCGGCAGCGGGATAGAACTTGCAACAGTTACTCAGGACTTAGCCAATGCCTATGTAGGCAATATCCGTGGACTTCGTAAATACAACCTAGGACTTACTCAAGCAGAACTACAGGCAGCATCCTTTACAACTATTCAGGAGAAGCTGAACGCACAGTTTGGTGGGGCTAATTCCGCCTTCCTTGCTACCTACGCAGGACAGATGCAGGTTCTTACTGTTGCGGCAGGAGAAGCCAAGGAGACAATCGGCGCTGGTTTAATCGATGCCTTTAAGATTATTGCGGGCGATACAACCATCACAGACCTTTCAGGCAAGATTCAAAGACTTGCTACCAATATTGCAGACTTCTTCCGTGGCGTGGCTCAGGGCTTTAGAGACTTAGCCAATATGCCAATAATCAAGCAATTGCTGCAACTAGCGGGTGCAATGCTCAAGATAGCGGGCAAAGTTGCTGGAGCGGTTATTGATCCATTTATTAAAGAAGGCGCACGTCAGCGCGGTGGTGGGATTGCACCAGCATCTGCTAATACTCACCTTGCATCACTTACCGCAACTGCCAATGCTAAGGCAGCAGCCAAGGCAGAAGCCGATGCAAAGAAGCGAGCCGCAGCTCTTCTGAAGTCTCAACAGAACAACACCAAAGAACTCAAGAAGCAAGCACTAGCCAAGAAGCAATCGGCTTTATTCGACATGGAGCAGATTCAGATTATCGCTGCCCTCAAGGGCAATATCAGCGCGGAAGAACGCCTACGCCTTGAACTGCAACTAGCCCTGATTACAGGCAATGAAGATCAGGCAAACAAACTTTCTCAGCAATTAGCAAACTCCATCGATGCCACAGGCAACCTTGCTAAATACCTACGCACTTTGCCAGATGCTAATAACCCATTTAAGAACTGGGATGCATGGTTGGCTAGTTTCAAGAATAGTCTCGCAGCAGTAGTGGCTACTCCACCGCCAGCCATGATTACACCGCCACCATCTAATGCTCCAAGCAGCGACCAAGGATTCTTAATTAGCCCAGACCTTCCAGGCTCTGCTGGTTCTGATGCACAGTTTGGTCCTGATACTCCATGGGCTAGAGCAAGCGCTCAGTCAGTAGTAGTGCAGATTGACGGTCGCGCAGTTGCATCAGCATTGCTAGACCAGTCAATGAGCGCAGGTCAGGTTGCATATTTAGATCGTAGAACTGGCGGGTTCTAATGGCTCTGCCAGCACAGATAGCCGTCTCTTTCGACTTCTCAAGCGGTGCAACCTTTGGCTACCCATTTACTATTGGTGATGCTAAGAACGGCGTTATTGGCGTTTCACAAATGCTTAACTCAATTGTGCCTGAGCCAATTGTCGACCTCACT